AGCCCAGACTCTCCCTGTTTCTTTTACCCCCAAAAACGACTCAATCAGACACTATCAGGATGAATCCGACTAGATATGCCTGAATCAGACCAAACACGCTCAGATAGCCTTACAAGCGAAATTAAAGGCATCACAGAGCCGAGAATACGAACTAAAAGTCTAGATTTGCCATCAAAGGGTGATCAGTTCATAGAATTCTGCAAGCGCATCGATATGCCGCTGCTCTTATGGCAAGAATTGTTAGCCCACGAAGTCTTAAAGTATAAAGAGGATGGGCGCTGGGCTGCATCCGAAGTGGGAATCGTTCTAAGCCGCCAGCAAGGTAAGTCTACGTTTATGTCTCTGCTCATCCTGTTCAAGATGTACGAACTCGGAGAAAAGTTACAAGTGGCTACGGCTCACAAACTTACAACGTCTTCGGAAATCTTTTACAAGATTGACCAGATAATCCAATCCACCCCAGAACTCTTAGCAAGGTTTAGTAAGAAGTTCGAATCTAAAGGATCTCAGGAAATCCGTTTAAAGTCTGGCGAGCGTTACTTAGTTCGTGCCAATAACTCAGCGGCTCGCGGTATTGCGGCAGTCGATACGATCTACATGGATGAAGTTCGTGAATATAAAGACATGGATGTCTGGTCTTCGATGCGTTATACCCAGATGAGTTCTAAGAATCCAATGACTTTAGTTCTTAGCAACGCTGGAGATCAGCATTCGATAGTTTTAAATAAACTTAGAGAGCGAGCAGTAGCCGCAATCGCTGGAAGTGTAGATCAAATTGCTTGGTTCGAGTGGTCTGCTCCCCCAGAGACTCCAGTAGATGATTCGCCAGCATTCTGGGAAGGTGCAAGGCAAGCAAACCCGTCTTTAGGCTATACGGTGCATCCAGATAATTTACGCGCTGTTCTAAATGATGATGAATCTATTATCCGAACCGAAGTCTTATGCCAATGGGTTTCAGTTGTAAACCCTGCAATCAATCCTACAAACTGGGAAGCATGCGCAAATGCAGAAGCCAAGTTAGATCGAGAAGCGACTACATGGATGGCAATAGATTTAAGCCCGAATCGCCAAGAAGGTGCGTTAATGGCAGCCCAGCAGCGTGGAGATCAATTTATCGTGGCATTACTTGCAACCTTTAGCAATCCTGTAAACCTAGACGATAAGCAGATGGCTAATGAAATAGCAGACTGGGTGCGAAAGTATCAAACGCAAACGGTTGCGTATTCCAAGCAAACAGCAGGAGCAGTTGCGGCACGTTTAGCGCCAGCAGGTATCCAGACTTACCCAATCGATGGCGCGTTATATGGTCAAGCGTGCGACGAAATGCTTTCGGCTATAACTTCTGGTCGATTGATCCATACAGGGCAATCGGAACTAACTGCTCAGGCTCTTAGCGCTGTAAAACTGCCATTTAAAGATGGCGGATGGTATTTAGGCAGAAAAGCAAGCAATGCCACAATTTGCGCGACAGTTGCAATGGCAATGGTTAGCCACTTCGCAACTCGCCCAGATACTGAAGTCGATATCGTAGTGGGATAACTCACACATTAGTGTATAATTTCCTACTAATGGGAATCAAAGACTTATTTACAACTAAAGCGCCAGAAATCGGACATCAAGTCGATGTGGCGGCTGCTCTTGCGCCATTTGAAGTTAGCAATCTACTTGCAGCATTAGACGGTAATACTTTCGTACCTGCTGCACAGGCTCTTACTGTTCCCAGCGTTGCACGCGCTCGCGGAATCATTACTAGCACAATCGGCACGCTGCCAAAAGAAGTTTACATCAAATCTACTGGGCAACATGTAGAAGCAAATCGCTGCATTAATCAACCAGATCGCAGAATTGCTGGATCAGTAGTTTATTCGTTCTTAGCATTCGATATCTGGTATTACGGCGTGGGTTATGGCGTTGTAAACGAACTTTACGCAGATGGTCGCATTCAAGACTGGACACGCATTCCTTATGAATGGGTATCTCCAGAATATAACGCAATGCAGACTGAAATTATTGGTTACACAATTCAAGGTAAGCGCGCTCCGCTATCTGGCGTTGGAAGCGTAATCGCATTTCAAGGTTTAGACGAAGGTTTCGGTTCCAGAGCAGGTAGAACAGTAAACGCAGCGGTGTGGCTAGAAAAAGCGGCGCTAAATTATGCAAAGAATCCTGTACCTGCAACAGTATTAAAATCTAACGGTACAAACCTAACAGCAGAGCGCATTCGCTCGCTCATTAATAGTTGGTCGAAGTCTCGCCAAGATAATTCCACAGCATTCTTAAATGCAGACGTTAATTTAGAAGTGCTTGGCTTCGATCCAGCATCTTTACAACTTGCGGAAGCACGTCAGTACGTTGCATTAGAAATTGCACGCCAAGCAGGTATCCCAGCCTACTTCATTAGCGCTGAAACTACGAGTATGACGTACTCCAACGCCTTATCGGAGAGGAAAGGGCTGCTGGACTTCTCATTACGTCCAATCTTAACTGCTATTGAGCAGAGACTCAGTTTTGCGGATTTTGTGCCAGCAGGACAGGTTGTACGCACAGATTTAGATGATTTCTTGCGTGGTTCAGCATTAGAGCGTGCGCAAGTCTATGAAATTCTTAACAGAATCGGCGCAATGTCGGTTGAACAGATCCAAGAGGAAGAAGACCTAATCGACAATGGAAATTAATTTCTCATCTAATTTAATTGCTGCAGATGCAAGTAAGCGCGAGATTTCAGGTCGCATCGTTGCATGGGGCGAAAAGGGTTACACATCCGCAGGAGAGACAATCTTCGCACCTAACTCATTAACATTTAATAAGAAGACAAAACTATTACTAGAGCATGATCGTACACGTCCGATTGGGTTCCTAAAGAGCCACGAAATTACTGCAACAGATGTGCAAGCCACATTCGGACTTGCTAAAACATTTTCAGCAGACGATGCTATCGAAGAAGCAAGCACAGGATTACGCGACGGATTTAGCGTGGGCGTAAAGGTAAACGCATGGGATAACCAAGACGGCGTAATGGTAATTACTTCAGCCACCGTACATGAAATCAGCCTTGTAACAGATCCCGCCATTAATTCAGCCCGTGTCGAGCGCGTAGCCGCTAGCGAGAATGCAGTAGAAGAAATTTCTGAACCACAAGTTCAGGATGAAACCAAAACCCAACCAGAAGGAGAAGACCTAGTGTCCGAAACCATTTCAGAGGTAGCGACAGCCGAAGTGGTTGAAGCCGCCAAGTCAGAACCAACAGTTACAGCAAATGCTCCTGTTGCTTACACATCTCCACGCATCGACCTAAACGTAACAGCAGGTCAAGTTGCTAAAGCACAACTCGCAGCATCACGCGGCGATGCAGATGCACGCGATCTTCTCGCTGCTCTTGCTGTTGCAACAGTTGCAGAAAATACAGGTATGGTTCCACCTACATATCTTCGTGATGTAATTGGCATTATCGATAACTCACGTCCGTTTATTTCAAGCATTGAGACTGCTGCACTACCTGCAAGCGGAATGAAGATTTTCACTCCTAAATTAGGTGCGCAAGCAATCGTAGGTGTAACAGCCGAAGGTGCAGAATTCGCATCACAAGATACAGCAGTAACATTCCAAGAAGACACAGTAGTTAAGTTCGCAGGTGCTGGTAAACTCGATCTAGAACTCGTAGACCGTTCAGACCCAAGTTTCCTTGACTTGTATCTCCGCGAATTGGCTGCATCTTATGCACAGAAGACAGATGCATACGCTGCACAAATTGCTGCACAGAATGCAACACAATCTTCATCATCTTCAATTTACAAGGCAATCGCACTCGGTATTGCAGACTCATTCGGTGTTATGCGCATGACTCCAAACCGTCTATTGGTTGCTACAACAGGCGGAGAAGACGGAATCGACTTCTCAGGTCTTCTAGGTGCAGTTGATGGTTCAAACCGTCCACTATTTGCCGCTGCTGCTCCACAAAACGCAGCAGGTCTTATCTCACAGGGTTCAACAGCAGGAACAGTCGCAGGACTTTCATTAGTTGTAGATCCTAACTACACAGGTGACGATGCAAATGCTAAGCACGCGCTCGTTTACCCATCAAACGCAATGCGATTCCATGAATCAGGCACCATCCAACTTCGTGCAAACGTAGTTGCAAATGGTCAGTTGGAAATCGGACTCTACGGTTATGCAGCAGTAGTTAATCGCTACCCAGCAGCATTCCGTAAGTTAAACGTAGCGTAATCAACTAATCATGGGGGGGCGGTTGCTCCCGATCGCTCCCCCAGTCGTACGAAAGGACTAGACATGCCAACAATTATTACAGCCAGCCAGTTACGCGCTGTTCTTGGCGTGTCTAGTTCTTTATACAACGATGCAGTTTTAGATGACTGCATAGATGCAGCAGAAATCGTTATTCTGCCAATGCTTACAACTTTTAGTGTGCCAATTCAATCAGTAGTTTTAACAGATAATATTGCAACATTTGATACAACATTGCCACACGAATTTACCGAAGGTTCCAGCGTAGTAATCGCAGGATGCGGTAGTCCATTTAACGGCACACGAACAGTTAATGCCGAACCAACAGAATTTACATTTTCCTGCGACATCACAAACGCAGACGTATTATTCAAAAACATTATTCCAGCAGGTACAGCAACACTTACAAATGCATCTAACTACGTTGGAAATCCAGCAGTTGAGCAAGCAGTTTTAGCGGTATCGGTTGAAGTCTTTACATCTCGCAATCAGGCTGGCGGACAGATGGAAGGCGTAGATTTCACAAACGTTTCGCCTTATCGTTTAGGTCGATCACTTTTCAATAGAGTGTCTGGTTTACTCGGATCTTATATCGACGTGGAAAGTATCGCTCAATAGTGCCAGCATCTACGATCCTAAGTTCCGTTCGTACTCCGCTATCTAACGCATTAAGCACAGTAGCGGCTAACGTATATGCATTCGTGCCAGAGACTCCAAGCGTTCCGTTTTGCGTAAACGTTCCAGATTCTCCATACCTAGAATTAGAGACTATTAACAAATCAACACTACACGCAAAGATTAATCTAGTGATCTCATGCGGTGTTGCATATAACAATAACGCTGCTTCGCTAGATAACTTGGAGCAGTTAGTAATGAGCGTTCTAGCGGTAATTCCAGTCGGATACATCGTCGGAGCAGTAGAAAAACCAACAGTTACTCAGGTCGGTGCATCAAATGTCTTGGTTGCCGATATCAGAGTTTCCACTTACTACACACAAACAAACTAAGGATAAATAATGGCAACCACAGTAATTACAGGTCGCGATGTTTCTCTATCTTTCACAGGTGGAACAGATATCGATGCACAAGCGACTTCAGCAGTTCTAACAAAGACAAACGTTCGCGAGACATACCAAACTTTAGATGGCGAAGCGTACAAAACGGTAAATGTTGAGGGTACTTTTGCTCTCTCAATGCTTGCAGACTGGGGCAAGACAGATTCAGTATGCGAAGCACTATGGGCAGCAGCAGAATCAGCGCCAGACACAGACATTACTATTTCATTAACAGCAGCAACAGGTGCTACATTTTCTTTTCCAATTAAGCCAGAATTTCCAACTGCTGGTGGCGCTGGAACAGATGCGCAAACTGTTGACTTTACATTCAAGGTCTCAAAGGGCGCAGTAACAGAGACATTCTCAGCCTAATAATAGAAACGGGAGCAAAAAACTT